GTACCTCGGGAGTGGGCTTCATCGCCACCAGTAGACCCGTGATCGGTGTAGCAATCTTAAGCGACTTAGCAATCTCCGTGGTCATCGGGAAGGCAAACACCACGCTACCCTTGGGATCACCCTTGTGCATCTCCTTGGCGACCCGGGAGTTCTCCATGAAGTCGGAGGCGGCCTCCAGCATCGTCGTCTCGGGAATGTGCTCCGGTACGCGCTGGCCGGTCTCCTTATCGATATTGCGATCGTAGTAGTCCTGGCCGTCGACCTTGCAGATAATACCCCAGCCGAAGACCAAGCCCAGGGAGGGCTCAACCTTCACAACCTCGAACTGGTGCACGTCCGTGTCTTCAATCACAGTACCACCCTAGTCAAAATCGACCGTACGCACCTTGGCCTTCTTCACCCCGGCGAGCTTCAACATGCCACGCTCCGGAGTGTCCAGCAGACAGTTCAATAGATGCTCCGCTACCGCTGACTTAGCCACCTTGCGATCGGTGGTGAGTGTCAACGTAGCAATATACTTGGTATCCTTCAAATCTGACTTACCCATCGGTTCCACCTTGGCAAAGAAAAGGCCGTGCCGCCGTCGGGGAGTAATGCGGCACGGCAGTCGGGAGGAAGACCTCTTAGCCGAACAGGACCTCGGGCTGGCCCTCGGTGTAGGACAGGCGCGTCTGCTCCTCGGCTTCCTTATCGTTCTTGGGCGCGGCCGGGAGTTGGAGCACCTTGGCCCGCTGGCCAGGGGATAGCATGGTCAGCATCACGACCTCACCGTCCGGGAGCTCGAGCGCGTCGTGGTGCATATTCTCCGTGTGCCGGTTGATCTGCCGGAAGCGGCCGGTGGTATACGCGGCGTGCTCGTACTTCATCGTGTAGGGCAGTGACGTGTTGCGGACGATAGCTTCCTCGAAGGCAATCTCGGTACCGGGCAGTACGCAGACTGCCACTTCCGGGTTGTCCACCGCCGCAAAGCCGATGGTACCCGTACCGAAGTTCTTCGTAACGAGCTTGTCGTCCACTGTAGCAGGACGGGACTTGACGTTTTGAAGGCTGTAGTCGCACATGCCGAACCCTCCTGTATGTGAGTGGCGTTACTGTGCTAGAGCCCCTCTACGACGACCAGATTCCTAGCTGACGCAGACGGGCGACCTTGGCCTTGCCACCGACTAGCAGCTTGGCCAGCAACCCACTGGGGCCACCGCCGTCCGATGGCAGCACTGGGCTTCCGTTCCAGGTGATCGTGTTGGTACCGGGCGGGGGTCCACTGTCGTCCACCGTGAAACCCGCCTGGCGCAGCCGTACGATCACCATCGGACCTAAAAAATGACGAACCTGTGCCATAGCATCCTCCTCTTTATGCCGCGTCCTGATCCTCGTCTTCGCCAAGGATCTCAGTAGTGACTGAGCAGCGGCAGTTGATTACCAGGTTGGCGGGCGCAGACGAATCTCCAGGGTACATCATCAGTGTACCGTCCGGAGCCTCGAAGGGTTCGTCGAAGCCGACCGTCTGCCCATCCATCTCCAGGTGCGCGTCGCGGGTACGCTTGTCCTTAACGGCTACCCATGTTCGCCGGACCCGGGAGGGGTCTATACCTAGCTGGTCTAGAACCTGCTGAGTGGCCTCGTGACGGGCCAGGGAGACGATTCGTAACGCCTCGGTACGGGCTATATTCTCGGACCGATAGGTCAGGAAGCGTTCTCGGTAGCGCTCCACCATCCTATCAATCTGGTCCTCCGTCAGGGGAGTGTCCTCTGTCAGAGCCCGCTCAATCGTTGGATCGAACCGACGGTCCCGTAGCTCCCGCTTCAGGGCCTCGGCCGAATTGGCTTCCAGCAAGTCGCGGTAGGCCTCTACCGATTGAAGTTGGGTACGGGTCAACCCAATGGCATCCCGGAACGCGCGGGCCGCCTCCAGCGGACCCTCTCCACGCTGGAAGGCAGTGGCCATCGCGTAACGGGTCGCATCCCGTTGGGCCGTGTCGAACTGCTGGACGAAGCGCAGGCGGGTCGTACGCATAAGGCGCGCGGCCCGATCGTCGGAGGGATCAAAGTTCAGTGCCACACTCCGATGCGGGACAGCCTTCGCTATGCGAGCTCGCCGTCCGGCCGGGACTTGGCGTGTCATCTCCTGATGCGCGCACTGGACGAAGGAGCGTGGGATCACCCCGCTCAGGGCTACAATATGATCTCCAACAATCTTTTGCGCTCCGGTGATATTTCCCTGATCCAGGAGCGCTTTAATGTCACGCTGCGTAGACCCTGCCCGGACGTTGACCATGAACTGTGCGAGCGCAGTATAAATACTACGCTCACAGTGCGCCAACGGATCTAGGCTCTGGGCTTTGCTAAACTGCAGTACAGTCATTTTCCAGCAACCATTTAGTGGTCGGGGTGCCTAGCTGCTCCTGGGTCCAGCCTGACATCGAACGCACCCGACCTAGTAACTTATGTAAATCCCTACGCCATATCTCTCGGTGGATCAAAGCTTCCTTCCAAGGCAATTTAGTATCATACTGCCCATAGTCCCCATCCATGGGCACTCCCGCTAGGACCACGCGATGGGCCCCTAGTTCAAAGGCCACCATCACAGCAATCAGTCCCGACGATCCACCCTCCTGGCGGACGAACCGGACGGGGTAGGCGGCCCCAAGGCGTACCGACTGTGAGCCGCGATAGACTGATGACCAATAGACTCGCGCTGGGGGAAGACCCTTGCGGGAACGCGCGGCGGCCCACTCCGGGAATACGCTGTGGTGAAAGCTCACCCAGTGATCCAGTGGACCCGAATAGTCTACGGCAGCAGAACCTACCCCGATTATACAATCAAACGCTGCTAGCTTTTGCGCCGCAGCCATCTCATCCCACACCCCACGCCCGCGCCCGAAGACCAGCGCTTTCATGCAGCGGGCTTCAGGCGCTGTACCTTAAGCACCGTGAGGAGGGAAATCTGATCCACCAGGAACACCCACACCGGGGTGGGCGCAAAATCAATCAAGCGATCGTGAGCAGCCTGAAAGAACGCCGTAGCTTCTTCAAGCTCAGTATCGTTAAGCTCCGAGAACGGTTTGCCGGCCCACATGGAGATCATGATACCAATTTAGATGCTACCGCACGCGCTGAGACCCTAACGACGTTTTCTTGCTTTTGCTTATACACTAGGTCAGCATTACCGCATGTACCCTGGATCACTATACCCGTAAAGCCCCTTATCACAGAAATAGATGCGCTGATTTTCTAAGTTCAGAACGCCACAAATCCGCATAGGGAGCCGTCTCATATCCCGGTAGATCGGGCGTTCCCTCCGTATAGTGAGCAATCTTAGGCGGGATGTCGGTAGGTGTGTCGGTTCCTACCAGGAAATTATATTCTGATGGTAGGGCTCCAATATCCTTATCCTCCAGCCAGCAGAACTGATGGAGGTGTAGCCCCCGTGCGGAATTAACCAAATGCGTAGTCAATGATTTATTAGCCGGATGGTCACAGTTGAATAAGCAGACTGACGACCAATTCTTGCGGAAGTAGGTAGACTGCAACTGCCCACCCATCTTGGTAGTATTATTGGGGTCGTGGTTATGCTGAACACACATCACGGCGTAGCGATCGTCCGCAAGGTCAAACAAATCTGCCAGGTCCGATAATACCAGCATGTCGCAATCTAGAAACAATGCCCAACCTTTCCCAGCAAGCGTAGGTACCAGGAAGCGGGAGATAGCAAATTCGGTGGACATAGGATGTTCGGAAATAGTATCAAGTAACCGACCGTTATTAAAGATTGTGGGGCGGGTATAGAGGCCTGAACGCCGTAGGTCATCTAGCTCCAACCCCACAATACTTATCCGGCGGGATAGGTGACGACGTATAGAGCTCACCGTCACCAAGAAGGCCGCAGCCTCCCGAGGATCAAAGCCAACAAAGATCGATTCTCGCATCTACTCCAACCGCTGATGCCGGAACACCCAGTCATTACGAATACCTCCCACCTTGGTGAAGCCCAAGGCCCCCAGGAATTTTACAGCTGCCATAACACCGCCGTAGCGTGGAGGCACAAACTCCTTACATTCTAGCAACACCACCGGACGGCAGCGCCGTAGGGTTTGTACGCCCCCTTGTAATACTCCGATTTCGTATCCTTCCACGTCAATCTTGAGAAAATCCAGCACCTTAAGCCCGAAGCTATCCAACGTAGATACCTTAACACTACCTTCCCCCTTAATTCCACGCAGGATACGCGCACCCGTGTTACCCTGACGGGTGGGGTCGTTATCCAACCGCCCGTAACCTCCATAAGCCCCTATCGCCGACTGGCTTAGGGAAATGTTGGCGTAGCTCTCACAATTCTTGGATAGACACTCGTAGGTGTCGGGGGCGGGCTCGAAGGCGTAGACCTGCTTGAAATCCCTGGCCAGCCTAACCGTCCAGGTACCGATGTGTGCCCCCACATCCATCGCAACGTCGAACTTCTCCACGAACGTAAGAGCACACTCTAGATGGTCGATCTCAAAGCCCTCGGGCGTGCGCTCGAGCAAGGGCCCAAAGTAGTTGTCCGCTGCCGGTAGGTACCACTGTCCCACGATCTTCATAGGTCCCTCAATGCCCAACTTGACCTTTTGCCACATTAACCGTCTCCATTAGTAGCTGAATCAAATCGGATGCTGCCTTCTCCGAGAATGACACCTCCACCCCCTGTTGTGTCTCTCGGTTGCTGAAGCCCAGGATGATAACCTGGCCCCGCACACTGGCCTGTACCTGTAGAGGGGGGTCTATGATCCGGCCCACAACCAGATCAACGGACAAACCGACGTTTAGTGCAGGATTAGACATTATGTGCTCCTCTATTGCCAGTAGGTGATCTTCTTATGGACTACCTGCTCGACGGCTACGCTGCGACCGAGCTTCTTCCGCTTGCCCTTACAGTGGTCCATGTACTTACCGAGCTCGGAGTTGATAAACGGATGCGACTGGGAGCGGTGCGGAATATGGTGGGTAGGAGTGTTAAGTAGCTTACGTACGTAATCGAACACCCAGGAGTCATGCCATTCGTCTAGGGCGAACACAGCATCCGTTGCGTAGAGATCCGCAAAGGTAGTAATAAACGGACGGCAAGCCACGTGGTTCAAGTTGTAACCTACGAAGCCACACTCAGAGTGATAACCCGGGCGCGCGAGGCAGGAGATTGCTGCATCCCACGGCAGGAGCGTGGTGGCTAAATCAGCAGGCACCGGGGCGAAGGTTATCACGTCAGCGTCCACCCAGAGCAGGCGACCGCTATCCAGCCGACCAGCAGCCAGTTCTATGGCAAAGACCTTCTTGCTGAACTTATAGGCGTCATAGCGGAAGTTCTTACCGGCGTTGGTAGGCCACCGCCTAGCTATCCCCGGGGGGCGGGGTGAGGCGGCCTCACCTTGGGTCCAGCCATGTTCCCTATGGCGGGCTAGGAAGTCCCTGGCCCGCGCTGAATTACCAACCAGGTCCAGGTGACAGACGGAATGGGTGGTATACTCCCGTACTGGAATCGCATCCTCGGAGATAATTAAAAGCGCAACCTCCTTGGGCCAGTACTGCAAAAACGTATCTACGAACTTAGCACCGTAGCTAGCCCAACCCTCCAGCGAGCAGGATGTAACCACCGTAAAATCAGTCATCGGCGTCATCCGCCCCTACCACGATCACCTCTACCCGCACGGGGCTGCGCTTAGGTACCACAGCCGCAATCTGTGCTCGCCACCACTCCTCTGATCGCACAGTGACATGACAGTTGCGCCCGTCCGGGAGGCTCTTGTTTGCGGGGGCCGATGCTATCGCAAAGAACACGAACTTGTCCGCTAGGCCAATAATCTGCCGCAAGGTATCCGGGACCACGGCCTCCGGAACATGCTCCATAACGTCCACACAAATTATACCGTCAAACCGACCGGCAGGTAGTGCCGCATAGGGACCTATTGCCGGATCGTAGAGGGCAATACTCACGCCCCAAGTCTCGTTAACCTTGTAGGGATGCAGATACTGGTCACCCTTACCGCAGCCGTAGTCCAGCAGGGTACGGGACTTAGTAGACTTAATTAGACTTTGGATAACGTCCCGATACTGCATGACGCTTAGGCCCCGGAAGTACTTCTGGGACTTATGCATGATCTGGTACTGGCGAATAATCTGATTGGGGGTGTCCTCCCCTGGCTTCCCCCGTAGGTAGGCCAGGGCCAACCGCACCTCCTCCCAAGCCACCCCGGAGCGGTACTCCTCCGGGGTCCATTGACAGTAGGTCACATCCTGAAAGAACTGCTCGATTAACCGCATATGAGGCCAGTGCGGATGCTCCAGCATCGTACAACGTGTAATAACATCGCTCTGCCACCACTGCGGCCAACTCGGGCTCATGGGCTTACAGATACCGTCACCCACTATAAAGACCGGAATGCCCCGGGCCAGCGCAGCTAGTGCTGCGGACGAGCCATGGGTGACCAATAGATGACAGCGGGCCAACGTCTGCGCGAAGGGCTCCTGTGGGGGTGATAACGTGGTCCCCTCTATAGGTGCGAACTCGTCCTCGTGACGTATCGCCCAGGAGGGATTGGGCCTATAGACCACCGGATGCGAGGAGTGAGCACCGAGCTCTCTCGCAATATCCGTGCACCACTCGGTTACCGTAGGCAAGTCACAGAAGTTATGATAGTTCTGGCAGGCCCCCGCCAGCACGATGTTCATACCTTCAGTACTCTTGCGACGATCACCAAGCTTGATGTTGAGCCGCTTCATGCGGTCTGGGCCGCGCTTAAAGCGCTGGAAGTAGGACAGCGGTTGCCAACCATCAATCGACAGCCGCCAGTACTTGTCGCGATCAAAGTAGCCCTTGTCAAAGTATATAAAATGTCGTCCTGCTCCCCGGTAGGCGTCCATGAGCCGTTTGCAGGCCAGCGCCATCCCCAGGTTGGCCCCGCCGTCGAACTTCTCTAGGTGGTCGAGTTGAAAGTTCTCCTGTAGGATTAAATCTACCGTATCGCCGTGACGGCGTGCACCCTCCGCCAGCATTCTACCAAACATCTGGGTACGTATCTTAGACGAATGGTAGAACGCGAAGCGGTAGTTCACTGGTGACCTATCCTTCCGGAGTGCGTTACGGAAAGATGGAGGAGCCACAGCAGGAACACGGCTATATACCACAACACCGAGTAGTCGTGGATGTATAGCAGTAGGTATGCGATAAAGAGGGTCACTGTCACACCAACCCCTCCGACCGAAGGTGCCGCCAGCAGGTACCGTCCTTCATCTCGTCCATGGACCACTGGCAGTAGCTGACATCGTTCAACCACTCCTGCACCGTGTCGATGTCCGGACGGTAGGGGACCTCAATACAACCGAAGTCCTGGAGCCCCATAGGCACCGCCACCCCGCTCCACGCAAACGTGGGTACGCCTAGGACCACCCCCTCCACAGCTACGTTCGAGTGGTGGGTAACAGTCGCCCAGCTGCTCCGCAGAGCCTTTTCGAGTGGGGTGGTAACGTCAAACGTAGTTCCCGCAATAGGCTTGCCGTAGTGCTGGCTGGGTTTGGGGCGGTAGATAATGGGGCGGTCGGTACACCGCTTGAGGTTGGCGATAGCGTTCTTCTCCCAACTCTCCACCGGTTCCTGCTTCTCGGCCCAGGCCGCCTTCGGCCCCATGCCCACGAGCAGGATAGTGCCATCGTCCACCCACTTGGACTCTAGCTTCACACCCCAACGCTGTAGCCGGGAGTCGTTGTGGGGGAAGTTCTGGAAGTACTTGGTGGGGTGGCGAGCACCGATAGATACCTTGTAGTGGGTGCCACGCTCCCAATAGGCCAGGTCCAGGTACACCACTGGCTTCTCGCGGGCGTTAAAATCGTTCATGATGGTCTGCATGATCTCGACGTAGCCCCAGAAGATAGCCGCGTCGTACGTGTCAGCGTGGTCCTTTTTGTATTGCTTCTCGGACAGGATGTCCACCGTCTCACCTTGCGCCCGTGCGCCTGCCACCATAGCAGGGCACGTCAGCGCTGCGTGACCGTTGCCAGTCAAGATGTATGCTGCTACTTTCATTCCCAAACCTCCTGTGCGAATTTTAGTGGCACATTGTTACTAGATGCCAGTGCTTCTAGCAAAGGCTTCTCCACCGACATATCATGCGTGGCCGTCTTGGCCTCGCCAACAGGATAAATCTTGTCGGTCTTCTTTTCGTCCCAGTAGAGACTCTGCATAGCCCAGTACTCTGGGCAGAAGGACTCCTCTATCGGCTTGTTGATCCCACACAGCACGTTATCGAATCCGACCAGGATAACCTCCTCCCCCTTACCAGCGTGCTCTATAGCCCAGGCCGCCATAGCGCACCCGCGCGTGAGCGTGAAGCCCCCACTAAGCCCCTGCCCGCCTAGCGCCCGTCCAAGGTCACACCATCGGGTGGTGTCGACCAGTTGCGAGCTATCCGGTAGATGACAGGAGGTTGGTTTACCCAGGTATACAAGCCACCCGCGCTCGGGACGTCTTTGATTGTGCTCACTAAATAGTCGAAAGTTTCTAGGGGTGAGTACAAATAACCCGTAATGATATTGGTATCCAAAGTCACGTGGGTGCTGCCAGTGCCAGTCCCAACACCGAACCACAGTAGAACAGACATCTATCCTAGAGCCCCAACTCTTACCTTCCGGAGAACGCCCATGCCCAATCACCGCTATTGTCATAGGAATCCTTTCCCAGCCCCGGGCGGTGCGCGCGGGTACACACCGCCCAGGCTAGTACTACGCCTGCTCGCGCTCGGGAACGCCGGTTGCGTTGGCTACTGCCGCCAACGATGCCATTTCCGTCTCCACATCGGTCAGCTTGGGGGACCCGTCCTGATTGACGTCCTCCACGATGCCGTTCTCCAGCATCGCGGACTTAGCCGAACTCAACGCTCGTTCCGCCACCACCCGCACCTGATCGCATGCTGAGATAGCTGACGTGGTGAGAATAGCCAGCTGGGCCTTGAGTTCGAAGTAGCCCTTCTGGAACTCATCGCGGGCGGTCTGCGTCCGCGTCAGGTCGTGCTGGAGTAGGGAGACCCGATCATTGAGCCGTGCAATCTCCAGGTCCCGATGCTCGACGATACCCAGGAGTTGGTCCCGATGGCGCTGCATAGACGTGTAATCGTTAAGGAACGATACCACCCGGGGGTCATCAGGAGTGACCCGCTCGGCCGTCGCACCTATATCCGTAATCTGCCGGTTCCCATTCCCAGTATTCGTAGCAACATCCCGTCTTCCCATAACTTAAGCTCCTCGTGTTTTTTGGCACTCCAGCCACCCACCGTTACATACAATGTCTAGGGTCTGTAGAAAATCCAATTGGCGGTGCCGGCATACTTACCGGTAGTAATCTTGTCCCGCTTAATCTGCGCGGGATTGTAGGTAAACCCAAACCGTTCCAAATAGCTAGGAATGTCATCCTGGCCGGGGATAGCCGGATCAATCTCGACCAGTAGCGACCGTACCAAAGGCAGGGTCTCCGCTGCCCCTCGCAGGATAGCAAACTCGTTACCGTCCACGTCTAGCTTGATGTAGTTCGGACAGCCGAACGCGACCACGCACTCGTCCACGGTCGAGGCCGTAACTGTACCCCCGACCTTGTGATAGAAGGTATGCGTCGAGCGGCCTGCTCCGAGCACGCCACGTCCCAGTGTGTTACTTAGTGCTAGGGGGAGAACTACGATGGGTAGGTCGTTACGCCTAACAGTCTCCTGAAGCTCCTCGGCCAAATCCGACTGAGGCTCGAAGGCCACGACCGATAGACCATGAACTGCTGCGCGTATAGAATGCGTCCCCACACTAGCCCCAATATCGTAGAACACCCCCGTGGGGCTGAGGGTCTCGATCCAGCCAACCGTTTCGGGCTCAGGAGAATAGCGCCCCGCCCAACGCGCCTGGCACATTTTAGAGGGATGTTCGCCTAAGTCTATCTTACGACCGTAGAGTTCTACATGCATGACTCACTTCCTACAGACGAACCAGGATCGGGCCTTGCCACGCTTGCCGGAGTCCTCGATCGTCCAGTACGCCGCTAGGTGCTCACCCCACCACTCGTGGGAGTACACACTTAGGTGGAGGCGCATGGGTGGATTCATCTTGGGCCCGGACGTATCCAATACAGTACATACCTGTATGAATGCCGCCTTGCGCGTTAGGCGGCACATTTGCGAGAGGGCTAGCTCCAACCGGTCAGGTGGTAGGTGTTCGAGCACGTCCGTACAAAAAGCATAGTCGGCCTGCTGAACCCACGGTGGCGGATCCCACATGCTCCCAACAATCAGCGGGATCTTGACATCCTTGTCTAGGCAGTTCCGAGCGATGTCGAAGCCGGTTACCTTTAGTCCCTTAGCCTGTAGCCGCTGGGCGGGCGTACCCTTCCCACAGCCCCAGTCGATCAGCGACTCCCCGGGCTTACACCCCAGCTGCTTGAACGCCAAGTCGACCACAGGGTCCCCATCCGCCTGCGTACGATACTCTGGATAGCCACCCCAGACTGTCTCGTACTTAAGACGCTCAGAGTCCCAGATAGCATCAAATGACATAGCTAGCCTCCCTCACCAGACATCCTGAGCGTGGTCGAGCTTGATGCCCGCACGCTTCGCCAACAGATTAAGCAACGGTCCTTCAACAGCAAAATCATGATTACCTGATTTGGTTTCCGTATGTGGGGCGTTGTCGTAACGCACCATTGGATAAGCAGCTGGAAACTCAATGTAGCTCTGCGGAAAGCCCTCCTTAGAGGACAGCGTACGGCCTGTGTACACGTTATCGAAGCCCACCAGTACCATAGACTGGCCCGGGGACATGAACTTTGTCAGCGCCCAGCAGGCCGCCCGCACTCCCCGCGTCAACAGCAACCTACCCTTCATCCCTAATCCACCTAGCCGCCGTCCGTCGTCGTCCCAGCTAGAGGCGTCACAGACCGTAGTATTCTCCGGTAGCGGTCCCTCATACGGCTTTAGCAGCCGGGTCGCAACCCAGCCTCGCGCGGGCGTGCGACAATTATGCTTGTAGAAGCGGGCCATCTCCGTTGGGGAGATTTCGTAGAACCCAAAGTCGTAACGCTCCCCATAGTCCAGTAAGTTCTGCCAGTGATAGTTCCACATACGAACCACCACTGGAGTCGCATCTATACGGTGGCCCCAGCCCTGGCCCTCTGGAGTCAGGCCATGCCCGATAATTGCGACATCATGCACAGCATCACCTGAACACGTCAAACGCCAGCAGCCAACGCTCTACTGGGGAGGGTTTAACACAATGGTAGGAGACGTCCGTCCGCATAAAGAACAAAGCGCTGTTGGGGACGTAGGGAACTGTCTTGACCGGTGCATAGTCAGGACCAGGCTTGTGGCCCTTGCCGGACGGGTCCGGAACCCTACCCTTACACAGCACCGTGCCCTGCTTCGCGTCCGACCCCGTCTTGGGAAGGTAGAGCAGGCCCGTGACCAGCTTGTTGGACGTATCAGTGTGAGGGCCAATCTGGTAGCCAGGGCGATCGTGCATTAGCTGCGCACCGATGCTAGTACCCACCACATCTAGCCGGTTCTCCAACTCCATCCACAATGAGTCGAAGAGGGCTTCCCGAAACTCATCCCAGAACCCATCCACAGGTGGGCGCGTATGAATTCCGTTAGGCCGGTCGCCCTCGCTATACTCCAGCCAGTAGAAGGATCGGAACTGGTTGAAAGCCTTCCAGGCGCTGGTAGGAGGGAGCTTGTTGACCATCAGCAGATAGAAGCTGTTGGGGAACAAGTCGTTGACGATAAGATGTGGCCAAGGGTCGTCCAGAACCTCGGCGTTGCGGATCGCCTTGACAGCCTGCTTAACAGCTGTCTGCATACCGCATCCTACAGCTACGTTCATAACTGGGCCTCCTCCACTGCGTCCTCGCGACGCACGGGCTTATTTAAGCCCCAAGCTTCCAAGTGGTTATGCCCGTGCAAACAACCGTCGCAGTTACAATCCTTACACGGTTCCAACCCCGTGCGGTCGCGTGACAAGCTAGTACGACGCTTGTGTAAACGCTTGGAGGTCCAAATATCGAGCAGGCTCTCAGTGTTCACGTTCCCGAACTTCACCCGCCGATGCCAGTCCTGCGGGCAGAGTAGCACGTCCCCGTTCCAGTCCAGCTGCATCATGTAGGTCGTATACCAGCAGGGGTGGCTCGTGTCCACTGGTTCCTGATCCCCTACCGTCACAGTTCCGGCCCGGTTAGTCAGCTTTAGGCCGAAGGCGTCGGCCTCTGAGTGCCAGCGATCCCGGAGTAGGTAGTACTCCGGGGGACACTCCGCGTCCGTAAAGGCCTTCTGGAGCTTCGCAATCTGCTGGGGACCATCGTACATACTAACCACGAAATAATCCACACCGGAGTTCCGCAGCTTGGCAATTTTCTCAGGCCCTAGAAAATCCCCGTTGGTGACGACCTCGACCCGGCACGTGAACAAGGATACCACGTCAGCGAGCTTAGGATGTAGCAGCGGTTCCCCAAACCCACAGAACACTACCGAGCCCAGGAACCCCCACTCGTCTAGCTCCGTAGCGATCTTAGATGCCGTCTGCATTGACATGTGTAGGTTCTGATTGGGGACCCACTTCGGATCTATGCGTGGGCAGAACGGACAAGCGTTGGCGTGTCCCGCCGAACGGTTACACAACTCCGTCAGAGAGATGTCGATCCAGGACGGCAGCGGCACGCCGTCTTTTAATTGCACAACATCAACGTAGGCGGACTTACGTTGAAGGTTCTTCTTCGTCGCTTCGTTTAGTGGCATCAGGAACTCCGTTGTAATCTGGAAACAACTTTGCCAATTCATGGAGCGGGAGTATCCATTGCTCTGCAGTCAACTCCGTAGTCGCCAGCAACCGGGCCTTGTACACCTGATCGTAGTAGTGCTTGTTACTGGCCCGCCAATGATCCACATGCTCCTTAAGAACCTTCTCGTACGTCACCCCACCGTTCAGGGTCTGCCGCCAATTAAAGTATCCTACGATCGGTGTCATGCTAGATCCTTCGCAAAACGAGTAGTCCGTCATTATGGATATACTTGCCGCTGTCGTCGTAGCTGGCCTCGATAATCCTAAAGTACCGGGCGCAGTTGTCGGGCGACAGGAAGAACTGTAGTAACCCAGGGAACCCGTCGCACATCTCCCGACCGTAGCGCTGGTGGTTCAGGAAGGCCTGGCTGATAATCAGCAAACCATCTGGACGAATAAGCTGGTGGCAGTTAACCACAACCGGATCTATGCGATGCAGGACGTACCACAGCAGCTGCCCCAGCACGACCATATGGTACCAGCCCCGCCCGGGTGCGCCATCGGGGACAAAGCCTGGATTAGTTATATCACCCACCCAGAACCGCCGGTCGGGATTAGTCTTGGCGGCCTGCGTAATTGCCGACTGTGATATGTCAGTACCGTCCCACTCAGAGCAGGGCACGGCTGCGTTCAACAGGGTCGTGACGGCCCCGAGCCCACACCCCACCTCCAGGCCCTTGATAGGTAGGGCATCAAAATTGCTGGCATGACGCCGTGCCACCGCTAGCAGGCGCGCACGCGAGTGCCGGTTGTAGTCAGGCATGGGCCCCTCTGCCCCCACCTGCTGCCAGGGATCGTCCTCGGCCTGGTATAGACCTTCGAAGTCCCCTACGAACTTCAACCCTCCGATACCGTCTTCCTTAAAGACAAATTCGCCTCGCATGACTACCACCTTAGTTGACGTTGTGTACGACATCACGTAACGCTGTAAAGAATGTCTGCATCGTTGGAACGTAACCACAGGCCACCAGCATGCACTTCTCCACCGGGGGTGGAAGACCTGCCTTAACGTAGATGCCCTGCTCCTCCAACCGATGCGCCACCAGTACAGCCACCTCCTCTGAAGCAAACTCTATCAGTACTGAGAAGCCGAAGCTGCCCCAAGCCCGCAGACCTAGACTTCGTACAGCCTTGCGTAGATAGTCACGCCCTGCGATCACGTATAAGGCGTTCGTCTCAAACTCCGTAAACCGATCTAGTGCTACGGTCGCCATAGCCAGCGAGGGACCAGTGATTTCTCCGGAGGGACGCACCGCGTGTAATGCCTTAATCAAGGGCTCCTGTCCCATCGCGAATCCCACGCGCAGGCCCGCGCCCCCGAAGAACTTGGAGAACGTGCGCAGGACGAGCACATGCCCCCAACGCTGTATCAACGCCTGGGCCGTGGGCGCACCAAAGCCGTAGTGGGCCTCGTCAATCGCGAGCGTGATACCCTGGCTGGCCGTCCAGGCGGCTAGTGCCTCTAGGTCATCCAGGTTGTAGCAGGTTTCCACCGGCTGGCCAGGGTTGGGTATGAAGATCAGCTTCAGGCCTTCGACTGCCTTGAACACATGAATCAATGACGACATAGGAGTCTGGGTACCGGGCTCTGTCAGCATCTTCATTAGCCGCAGCCCAAAGGCCCGGGAGTAGATTTCGTACATAGCGCAGGTGGGCCACAGTACCGCCACCCGCTCCTTAGGCTCGCAGCAAAGGAACATTAACGTGCGGATAAACTCTTCTATACCCGCCCCCACCACCAGCTGTGAGGGGGGCATTCCCACGTGCAGCCCTAGCCGGGTATAGAAGGGGGCATAGTCCGGGTATTGTTGGATGCTCGAGGCCCTCACAGCGTACGTCATAGCCGTTAGTAGGTCCCGGGGCAGGGGTTCCACCCGTTCCCCCCGGTTTAGCCTTAGCACCACGTTCGGTGCTGTGCTTATACGCTTGCGTTCCAAGGTGCCTAGGTGCTGGAAGCATTCCCGCAGCATCAGCCTATTCCTCGAATAGTGTACTTCCCGTAGGGTTCCTTCTGGTACTTAGCAATCGTAATGCCCTTAGACTGAGCCTCCTCATATTCACGGTCGAACAGGGCTTGTAGGTCCTCGCGCGGGTGGGGCTTGGTCGCCCGAGTGTACCAGTGCTTGGTACCGGCCGCGCGCAGGCGCGGGATAGCGTACTTGAGTTGGGGCTGGGTATGCATCTGCGTGTAATGAATAGCCTTAATTGAAGGAGTATTAATATCCGCCGGCATCGATATATCCATCACGTTCCAGTTACCGTCCGCAAAGGGCTGTATCGTGTTAGCGTTCAGACGGCTGGCCGCCGCCGTCGCTGACCCCTCCTTGCGCTGGAGCCAGGTCAGGTCCCAGGTCTCGCCTGCGAACTTCGCGCAATTCCACACTGAGCAATCTAGACGACTGCGGTCAGCAGCAATGATTAGCCGACCTTCGGCAATAGGTTGGTTCCAAAGCTTGGCAATATCATCTAGAAAGATAAAGTCACTATCCAGATAAATACCCTTTCCGTGGAACTTGCACAACGCCGGTATCGCCCACCGTAATCCAGAGAACGGGGTGGCCCACTGCTGCGTGCGCCAGCCCTGGCCGCGCTCCGGTGACGAGTAGAAGGGGCTGTAGGGATCCCTGGATAACTGCATCCAGGTGATCTGCAACGGCTGCGACGCAAACTTGCGCAGGGTGTACTCAAGGACGACCTGACTCTCTAGGTCCTCATTGTTAGACGCACACCCCACGAATATACGTACGGTTTCCATCAGCGTCGCTGGCCCCTGCTCTGCGCACGGCGCAACTCATACTGCAAGGGGCGGACCCTCACCACCCCACGTGGTAGCAACGCCATTGGTAACACCGGCGCGGGGGCGTCCTTGTGCATGCCATAATCACTAACCGATTGGCGGACCCAGCCCCGGCTAGCTCGCCGGTCAACCTCAGATCGTCTTGCCATTAAAACATCTCCACTATGTTTGCAGGCCGGTGAGGTCTATATCCAGGCACGGTTCCGAGGCCACCCGGAACCGCCCAAGCGCCCGGACTCCCATTCTCCGTTTAAGGTGCGGCGTGGGGCACCCCAAGGATTTAACCCTGCTGATCCTACCTGCAAGCTGATCATAGAATCCCTCGTAGGTAGCCTGCCTCCACGGGGAAGCTCGTCTCGTCATCGATGCCCTCGGCCGTCGCGTAGAAGCCCTCATCCACACCCAGGCTACCAGCCAGGTAGTCCCGGATGAGCTCCTGGACGATGAGCGGGAAGCGGGTGGGGTTGTCGATGCCCCGGAAGTGGCTGATAGACACCGAGCCCGCTGACATGCTGCGCACGCGCTCCGCCGTAGTCTGCTGGTTCTGCACCTCGCTGCCGTCCAGCAGTGCGAAGGCGAGCTCGATGGAGGCATTGATGATATTAAGAGGAACCTCATCAACGTCCACCCCCTCCACACCCGTATTGGTCCGGGGCCAGGCCAGCGTCTGGAGCTCGTCAGTCTTGACACCCTTCCAACGCTGCCGGTCCAGGGTGCGTGTAGCCGTCGTCAGCGCCCGCCCCTTGTCATCGTTGCTAGCATCCCGGTACGTGGTCCCGTGCAGCGCCGCGCCCGCGTACAAATCCGCCGTATCAAGGTCAGCATACACCTCGTACGTTTCGGTACCGACATCTACTTCTGCCATAGCTACCTCACTTTGTCTTTATCTTGAGCTTGACGGTTTGCTCCATCTGCCGCCCACCCAGCGTAGTTATGTGATTAGTCAGCTGGTAGGTTATACCTAGCGTACCAGCCGACAACCAGATCAGCGTATGGGTGACGGTGAAGGAGTTACTGTTGATGGTTAGTGCCGCTCCACCCACTGGGATCGTCCAGGTAGAAGCGACGATGTCGTCTGCCCCCAGCCGGTCGGACCAGTCAACCTGATAGTCCAGAACTTCTTCGGGGTCTTTATAGGGCCAAGCTAGCATGAGTGTGATCCTTTACAGCGGCGCGGATGTCTCAACCTCTCGATCTTCGAGCAGAACTTCTACAACACGGAATGCGGACGCAGCCGTAACCGTCCTATCCTCCGGGGCCACAACAACAACTCGATATTCGGCTAGCACATGGACAATGCGCCACGCCGGAGTAGTTATAGGCGCATGACCATTTATGATCAATTGCCCTGCATCTGGCATAATTAGCCGGTCGCCAAAATCAACGACCGGTACAGTGGTGGTTAGTGCCAGCTGCCCAGCATTGGGGGTTATCTGGATCGTGCTAGTAACCGAGGGCGCGGAACTGCTAAGTACAATATTGCCCTGCGCTATCGTCCGGATAATATTCTGGACGGCGGACGGAGCCTGCGTGGAGAGCGTCAGGTTCGCCTGGGCTGGCGTGATTATATGATTTAGCGTTCGGGTCGGTGCAGTGGTCGTCAGCGTTAGCTGGCCCGCTGCCGGGGCGAGCACCGCCGTTATCGTTGGGGCGAAGGTGGAGAGTGTTAGATTCCCCTGTGCAGGCGTTCGGGGTTGGTCTACCTGCCTGGTGGGTGCGACCGTTGAGAGGGTGAGGTTCCCCTGGGCTGGGAACCGGAAGTGGTTGTCCGTCCTTACAACAGTGGGCGCAGCCGTGCTAAGGGTGAGGTTCCCTTGGGCAGGTTGCCGTCCTGTACCCGCAGAGACGGTTGGTGCTGTCGTCGAGAGGGTCAGGTTCCCTTGGGCGGGCTGTCTTACATAATTGACCACCCGTATAGGTGCGACGGTCGAGAGCGTGAGATTGCCCTGCGCCGGTTGCCTGCTAAAGCTGAAGGACAGAATTGGCGCAAAGGTCGTGAGCGTTAGGTCAACACTGTTCGGGGTGATGTTCCTGCTATCACCCGCCTGCACACTCGGGGTAAACGTGGACAGGGTCAAGTTACCCTGAGCCGGGAACCGAGCGTGATTATCAGTCCGTACGACGCTCGGTGCAACTGTCGTAAGAGTTAGGTCCCCCTGCGCGGGCGTGCGCGGCAGGTCTATATACGTAGTAGGAGCAACCGTGGAGAGTGTAAGATTACCCTGCGCCGGGAACGCCGGATCATCCTCCACGAAGGTCGGAGCCACCGTGGATAGGGTTAGATTCCCTTGAGCAGGTTGCCTATTAAAGTTGATCGACCGGGTGGGGGCGACCGTGGTGAGCGTCAGGTCCGCATGGTTCGGTGTTATATTGCGGTTATCGTCAGCCTGGACGCTCGGTGCGAACGTGGATAAGGTTAGATTGCCCTGCGCCGGGAACCGGAAGTGGTTATCAGTCCGTACGACACTTGGGGCGAACGTTGTGAGTGTCAGGTTCCCCTGCGCAGGCTGTCGTCCGGTACCCGCTGAGACAGTAGGTGCTACCGTGGATAGGGTTAGATTACCCTGTGCCGGTTGCCGCCCTGTACCAGCAGAGACGCTAGGCGCGAATGTAGAGAGTGTTAGGTTGCCCTGCGCAGGTTGTCGTACCGTACCAGCTGAGACGCTGGGAGCCACCGTGGATAGGGTAAGATTACCCTGAGCCGGGAACCGGAAGTGATTGAACGTCTGCTGGACAGTTGGCGCGAACGTAGAAAGTGTTAGGTCTGCGCTGTTTGGCGTTAGGTTACGATTATCACCAGCCTGGATGCTTGGTGTAAACGTGGATAAGGTCAGATTACCCTGGGCCGGGAATCGTAAGTGATTGAACGTCTGCTGGACAGTAGGTGCGAAAGTAGAGAGGGTTAGGTTCCCCTGGGCAGGGGTTCGCTGGATACCCAGCGAGCGTATGGGTGCTACCGTGGTGAGAGTTAGATTACCCTGAGCGGGCTGTCGTCCAATACCAGCAGAGACAGTTGGTGCGAATGTAGAGAGAGTTAGATTCCCCTGAGCAGGCTGTCGTCCAGTGCCAGCAGAGACGCTAGGAGCAACTGTCGTTAACGTCAGGTTACCCTGGGCTGGGGTAATAACACGATTATCAGTCCAAACAACAACAGGCGCGGTCGTGGAAAGTGTTAGATCAACTCTGGCCGGAGCCATGGCCATCCCAACACTAATAGTTGGGGCCGTGGTCGTTAGCGTCAGATCACCCTGATCAACCTCAATGAATTGGTGCTCTGTACGCACCACCGAGGGTGCGAACTTGGTGAGCGTCAAATCCACTCGCGCGGGGGAGAGTGGTAGGTCTATCTGCCTATTAGGAGCAACAGTCGTTAATGTCAGATTACCCTGAGCCGGGAACCGATTATGATTATCAGTCCTAACAACGGTGGGGGCGGCCGTAGAGAGTGTTAGGTTCCCTTGAGCAGGTTGCCTATTAAAGTTGACGGTCCGGGCGGGGGCCACCGTGGAGAGGGTGAGATTCCCTTGGGCCGGTTGCCTATTCGTGGCCAGTACAATCGAGGGAGCCGTGGTCGTCAGCGTCAGGTTCGCCTGGGCTGGCGTCCGGATGCTATTCTGTACGACGGCAGGGGCGGTGGTCGAGAGGGTCAGGTTCCCCTGCGCCGGGAACCGGAAGTGATGATCAGTCCAGACAACAACGGGTGCGACCGTAGAGAGGGTGAGATTCCCTTGGGCCGGGGTGCGGCGCACGTCCACCGACCGGGATGGCGCAACGGTCGTTAGTGTAAGGTCGCCTTGCGCGGGAGTACGGAATTGGTGCTGGGTCCGCTGGACCGTGGGGGCCGTCGTGGTTAGTGTTAGATTAGCAAACTCCGGGACCTTGCTGATGCTATCAGAAACACCAGCCCGCACCTCCATCCAGGAGACGATGGCCTTTGACCCCGGGGCCGCCACCACCACACCGGGGGCAGTGCCCGTGAGTACCAGATTACCCTGGGCCGGTTGCCTGCCTATACCGGCAGAGACACTGGGGGCTGTCGTTGAGAGGGCTAGGTTACCCTGGGCAGGTTGCCTGCTAAAGTTAATAGCCCGTATAGGTGCAAGAGTTGAGAGCGCCAGGTTACCCTGGGCCGGAGTAATAACACGATTAGTAGTAATCTGGATGGTGGGCGCTGCAGACGACAGGGCAAGGTTGCCCTGCGCCGGAGTGATGTTAGTCTGAACGAACTCACTAAACGCAACATAAGCAGAAGCGTGGTCAGCAGTAATAGCGGCAGTCGGGTCAGATGACCCACCTGTCCCTGTACTAATCAACCACTCGCCACGCACGCCCATCTCTGTCGCCGACGTACCGGCACCAGAGACCGCCTGCGTAAAGATCGCCCAGCCTCCCGCCGTGGGCGTCAGCGCCGTCGAGGAGTTGCTCTCACTGGCGATTGCACGAACGCGAAGGCAAGGTATATTTCTAGTTGTGACGTTCAGCGCCGCCAGCGTCGTGATGCTGACGCCGTCGCCAGACTGCCCGACCGGCGTGCCTTCCACCACGATCGTCGCGGCAGCAGCGACCGTGAACTCCCAGCACGACATCGCCGTGGCATCGGCCTGGGCCTGCGTAGTGAAGGTGGCGGTGATCGTTCCGCCGCTCGCGATGGTGTTGGTTACGCGGCAGTACCAGATCGAGATGTCAGCGCCGTCTTGAGTGGAACCGAGCGAGTTGGCGTAGCCGATTGCCCGCGTCCAAGTATTTCCACCCGCCGAGTCGGTGATGCCGCTGACTGCGGTGGATGCACCGTCCGTGGTCTGGTTGTTGTCAACCGCGACGAGCAGAATGAGAAAATTGCCGGCCTCAGCGGCGGCACTGGTGGTGATCGCGAGCGAGGCTTGGTTGTTGCCCGAACTTAGCGCCGAACCGATGTTTCCTACTGATGCGAATGCCATCTCAGAACCCCCACTTCGCTACAAAGTAGGCGTCCAGATCGTTGCGCTCTTGCGTCGTCAGCACCCGTTTGACGATCACAACCTCTGAGATTGGCCCATCCCAAAAGTCCGAATTTGCGTTGGCCATTTCCCCTATCGCGAGAGTCCCGACAGTGAAATTTGGCGCTACATCAGCAGTGTCAGTGCCATCAGCAACATTGTTGACGTACACAATTGCTTCACCCGTCTCCAGAGTGAAGCCAAGCCTGTATTCGGTATCAAGTGTTATGGCCCCGTCTGCTAGGGCATCAGGGGTGTTCATGGTGAGACGTATGAAATCTCCAGAGGAAGATCGCGTAAAGGTCCAGCTTGCCGTGTTGCCGTAATCATTCGCGGCATTGGCGGCGAATGACACGCAGCGACCATTTCCTGGCGTGGCAGTGTTCATCTGTCCGACGACAAAAACGGATACAGCGGTGCCCGTTATGTCCGCCGCGTTGGTGACGCCTCTCAGCCAAGTGCTGGCAGCGGCAGAGAACACCACCGCCTTGAGACTGTTTAATCCCGTCGTATCGAAAGTCGGGCGCTGACCAGATGTTGCCTGCGAGAGATTGTTGCCGTTGCCAC